ATGTTTACAATTGATAGTACTAACAGGGTGGCGACTACAGTCGCTCTATATGCACATGTAAGTAGAGTTAGTTTAGAAGACGAGACTACATTTGTAACTTCTGCACCTTCAGATGAACATACCTCAATACACGAGTATGAGTCTTCTTTGCAATGCTTCGTCTTAAATGATCAGCATGTTCCGCAGAATACATTAGCTAAGAATGTTGAAGGCTACAATAGAGGTTTACAGGAACGTATAAACCTCGAGTACCAGCCCCTGGAAAGCAATGTTTTTCTACTCGGCACCCCTGCAGTCTTAGAGACTACAGAATCTTTATCGTTACCAGTTTCCCCGCAAGCTCTAACCCAAAAATTATTAAGCATTAGTAACAATGATAAGTGTAAATTATCAGGTAGCGCGGCCCCAGACAGTCATAACGCATCGTCCGGTTATATTGCTCAATACAGCCATTCTGCTGAGGTTTTCCCGCCTGAATAAAACGAAGCGTTATAAATAGCTGCGCCGAATAGGAGAATACTTCGATGGAACTCAGTCCGGATTGTACGAGCTGATCAATAGCTAAAAATCACAAATTACCAACCGGACTGAGCGATGCCGATCATAGTACCAATTCCCCGCACCGAACGACGCCTGATGCAGAAAACTATCCATAAGGCACTGTTGCAGAAAGTTTTTTTCAGTTACTGAAGCATGAACTGATAAAGAAAAAGATCTACGGAACGCGGGAAGAAGCCCGAAGCGATATTTTTGATTACATCGAAATGTTTTATAACAGTAAACGCCGGCATGGTTCGAGCAATCAGATGCCACCTACTGAATACGAAAACCAATATTATCAACGGTTCGGAAGTGTCTGGATTATCCGTGGCTATTCAAATCGTCTGACGCTACTCACACTAACAATCAATTGCTTGCGTTAAATAAATATAAATTTACTTCTATATCAGACATCTATTTCGGTTTAATTTACGGTTCATGATGTATTTTGAAACTACCATATGCAATGTATGTAATATGAAGCATAGATTGCCAAGATACAATCAAAAGCAATACTGTGAACGGATATTATTATGAATGCAATCATCATCCAGATAAAGGATAACATTTCCAGAAAACGAATATGATACTGGCGAATACTAATGAAACCGTCAAGCACTACAAATTTTTTATCATTCAATTTAAACAAACAACAATAATTCAGCGACTCAACAAGAGAATAGATTATGAAAAAGAACTTTTTTCACCTTCTGATAATGATTATCTGCACTTATATTTCTTTTGCCTGCGCGAATATCAGCGACTACAGAGTTATGACCTGGAATCTTCAGGGATCTTCAGCATCTACAGAAAGTAAATGGAATGTCAATGTCAGACAGCTTTTAAGTGGTACTTCCGGTGTGGATATTCTTATGGTCCAGGAGGCCGGTGCTATTCCCACCTCAGCGGTTCCTACCGGACGACATATTCAGCCTTTTGGTGTGGGTATTCCCATTGATGAGTACACCTGGAATCTCGGAACCACCAGACGTCAAGATATAAGATACATCTACTACTCGCCTATTGATGTTGGAGCACGCCGTGTTAATCTGGCAATAGTTTCCAGACAAAGAGCGGATAATGTTTATGTCTTGCGTCCGACAACTGTCGCATCTCGCCCCGTCATTGGCATCGGGCTGGGTAACGATGTTTTTCTGACGGCGCACGCACTGGCTAGTGGAGGTCCGGATGCTGCAGCTATTGTCAGGGTTACCACTAATTTTTTTAGACAACCTCAGATGCGGCATCTATCCTGGTTTCTTGCCGGAGATTTTAATCGCGCCCCAGACAGACTTGAAAGTGACCTGATGACTGAGCATCTGGAACGATTTGTAACCGTACTCGCACCTACAGAACCCACGCAAATTGGTGGTGGTATTTTAGATTATGGGGTCATTGTTGATCGAGCACTTTATTCACAACGGGTTGAAGCATCACGTAATCCACAACTCGCTTCTGATCATTATCCTGTGGCGTTTTTAGCACGGCGTTGTTGATGAGAGGTTCATCAATAAAAATAATGTCTTCGTCATATCATTAAGCGTAATACCTATTAGAAGATAGTAAACAGCAGGAATAGTCAATTTCCCCCAGTATAGATTTTCGTGATATGTATTCCTTGGTAGTACAGCACATGGGCTTAATAACAGGTAAAATTATGAGTTGTTTTACTACTCCAGCAATAATGGAAATGTTAGGTCATTATAGATGGCGGGTTTACGAGCCGTTCAGATTTTATCTCAGTAAAGATAAAAATGATGTAATTGAAGTACCAGTCGGTTTCATTACCGATCTAGCCACTGTTCCGCGTATTTTCTGGTCACTGTTGCCACCGGATGGAGAATACGCTAAAGCAGCAATCATTCACGATTACTTGTACCACTATTCACTACGTAACAGAAAAGAATCGGATCTAATATTCCTGGATGCAATGAAAGTACTCGGTGTGCCAAAACAGAAACGAATATTAATGTATCTTGCTGTAAGGATGTTTGGATGGAAATATTACAATTCTCATATTTCACAGTGTGATTAATTTTCTCAGGCTGAGTTTCAAAATTAACAAACTGGATGTGTTATAAAAAAAACATGGCCCCACCCTTTAATGGTAATTATGATTCTTCATAACTTTATCTGCTTCACCGGAAGTGACACAAACTGTTTTAATCTATCCATTGCAAAAAGTTGTGTTGCAGATTAATGAAAATTATGGTCTAACACACTCCTTCATCCATACGTAAATAATTCATTAGCCTGACGCTGTTCAGCCAGTTCCAGATAGCGTTGCCTCTGACTACAATTTAGCGCACGAATAAGTATCATTTCACCTTCGCTCTTCTGGCTAGAGAGGAAAATTTTCAGCGCCGAAAGATTACGTGGACCAATCTGACCATCCACTATCAAATCCGGATAAAATCTTTGTTGATCATTAAATACATTTAGCCAACGCTGGAACCACTCAATCGGGATAAATGGCCCCATATTCACACCAGTATCACAATGCTCAGCAGCGACAGAGTGAGATATGATGGCGACTTGATCGAAACGCGGACCATACCAGTAATCAGCCTCAAGAATTTTTAACGCTTGAGCACGGGTAAGATTTCGCATATCGCCCATGTAGCCATTAGCTCGCGCTGTCGTCAGGGTGATTAACGTAACCGCCCTCTCTATCGAGGATAAACGCAAATATTTCATCTTTAGTCATGATAGCTTCTCTCAATATTAATAAAGTACATCACCCGATTTCCATGTTTTATAATACCTGCAGGAATAGTGTCATCATTATTATATGAGCATTAATCTTTGATAATAAATAACTCTGTTCAGAAGTTAGTACCTATTAACAGCATTTAACAGACTACTGACCGTGGTCTGTTAAATTTAATGCGCAGAATACTTTAGCCCTCATTTACCTGAAGTGATAAATTGTATTACTGGCCTTGCATCATAAAATGGCATTTTGTACACTTCAGTTTTCTGACCTCTATGTGTCTGACACACGCTATAAATTGAAAAACATGAACTTATTAACGAGCCAAATGCATCAATCCGTTGCTGTGTATTAGTCTGCGGATCGGGGAGAAAAGGTATCACTCCTGGATTCGACATACTGCTTATACTTAAATAATCGTCATTTATTGTACTTGTACCATCCTTTATCTGACCTGTGGCACTATCATAAACGAGCGGTACTGCCTTTTGAATATTTTCCGGCAAAATAGACAATGTGGAAACATATTCACTTTGTAATCGTATCATGCTTTTTTCATAAGCATTAAAGTGACCGCCTTGCGATTCCAGGTAGTCGACGGATGGAGTCAAACTGTAAAAATTATTATCTGCGCGAATTTTATATCTGTACAGATTGCCTTTGAATTTTGAATGAAAATAGTACGCTCTGGCTATAGCGTATGTTTTATTAATATCTGATGTCGTTGCAATATAACGACTGTCACTACTTCCACCAGCACATGATCTTCCACTGATCCATTGCTGTAGGTCCCGATTGTATCCAAGTAGAGAGAACCCATCACGAAAAATAACATCCGGTGGATTTGGATCTACACGATAAACAAAATCTATCGCATAGATATCAAAACTGGCTATTATTAAGGTCAATAATATAAACTTTTTCATTATTCCACCTTCCTTTTACTTAGGCGTAGGGCCAAAGCATCCTGTTGCGCTGCATGTCGAAAATCCTATAAGGACTTTATTTGAAAATGTATCTAGAAAGGGTTTATATGTCCAGGCATTAACCTGATAATAAGCCATTATAGATTGTCCAGTAGCGTAAAAATACCGAGCTTGTTCCTGGAGCACTTTAAAAGAAGAAGCCCATACACTCTGATTTGATACTGAGCACATAGTAACAGGAGTACCACTACCATCAGCCTTAACCAATTTTATACAAAAATAATCTCCCTTATCTACCTGACCAACGTGTAACTCGCTGATAACCCTATATTGATAATAGCCATTTGCATTATCCCCCGTCCACTCAGCGCTGGCGTTGAAAGAACAAATGAGGCTTAATAATACACAAACAGGAGTGATTTTTTTCATAACACTTCCTCTTAGCCAGAAATTTTTAAAAACAGGAATTACTATTACGAACAAACTATTGTATCAGTTTTAATTCGTATATGATGACATCCTTAATAGCAGGAACTCACTTGAAATCTACGGCCTCCCAGGTCCGAAACATTCAGATGCACTACATGAAGAAAGTCCAACAAGTGCATTGGATGATAACGCTTCAATAAAGCGTTTATTGCTCCAGACATTTGGCTCGACATACACTCTTATAGATTGCTTTGTAATATAAAAATGTCTTGCCTGTTCTAACATAGTTTTAAATGAAGGTATCCATTTAGAATCATTTGAAAGTGCGCATGCTATAATTGGTGTCCCCCCTCCTGATTTTTTAACTGTTTTTATGCAAAAATATGCACTGCGGTTAAACTGACCGACATGAAAATCAGAAACAATCTCATCAGAATAATAGTTTACAGAACTATCTCCTGTCCATTCAGCCCATGTTCTCAAAGGGCATACTGCAATTAAAAAAGCACATACAGAAACAATCCTTTTCATATTAATACCTCCCCCTTTATAAACAGAACGAAGCTTGCATTTATTCATTTATCAATTGTGTGAATCGTGTGAATCGTGTGAATCGTGTGAATCGTGTGAATCGTGTGAATCGTGTGAATCGTGTGAATCGTGTGAATCGTGTGAATCGTGTGAATCGTGTGAATCGTGTGAATCGTGTGAATCGTGTGAATCGTGTGAATCGTGTGAATCGTGTGAATCGTGTGAATCGTATATCTACCGAATTCTATTCGATTTAAAAAAGGCTATCATAACTTGCTTCAACAAAGAGTCACTAGCTCAGCCCCCTCTTCTCATGTAAACAATAATCGTTCATAACTATACACTATATATAATATATCCGCACATAGAACTTTCACAGCTAATAATAAGCAAGAGCTATTCCAATTATTAAAAATATAGCTATTAATACTTTTATGCTCATAAAATCAATGAGAAAAAATCAATTAAACCCTTGTAATGATGAGCACTTCAGCTATGTCTAACATAAAGCCACCTCAAATCATCTAATTTTGGCGGCTATGCCAAGCCACAGAGGCATGTGGTTTTCCGAGGATCAACCTAGACATAGCCATTTCCTTTGGGTGGATTATCGTCTACAGAGGTAAACATGTCTAGATCTACCTGTATGTATAACCAGTAAAATGACAACTATGACACAAAATGGCTCATATAAAGTTGTTCCAGCCTGAACATACATATATAAATAAAAAATGAGTTATGTTTATAAATATATATGGAACGACTGGAAAAACTACTTTTCCTTTACAGGGAGCGTTCAGAATTCTGCGTCACATAAAAAACTCTACAGTGTCATCACATTATTCAGTCGCCCTTCAAAATAAATGGCTACCGCTAACCATGCTTTAGATAACTGAGATATTCACGCCTACGGTCACGTGTCCAGATGTCTCACTCGGTTGGCGCGCTCACTATTGCCGACTCAACGACGCGTAACTGCTTATATAGCCCCCCGGGCTCACCGCCGCGCTCCGGAGTTCGACGCCAGCGCGATTCCCTTACATCACAGCCCCAACCCCCCGGTCAGGGGGCAAAGTGTCGTGATGCTCTAACACCAAATGGTTATGACGCCAGCAAACCAGAAGCCCGGCTCTTTTTTAGTAGGCCATGGAAATGGAGAAGATTTACAGGTTGAAAGGGTGCAAAAAGTGCTGGAAGAAAAACGAGCAATAGAAATTGGATTTAATGGAAGGTGCACACGTTAGTGCACATGTGGCGGTTTTAAGTGCTTGGTGAATATTGCGTAACTGTATGATTTGAAATGGTGCCCCTACAGGATTCGAACCTGCGACCCACGGCTTAGAAGTTCCTGGAACCACATTCTAAGTCAATATCATACCGCGTCATACCTACGCTCACACGTCCCATGATGCGAAAAGATAGCAATCCATGCCAATCGTTAAAAACGGATGACTGTCCCGAATCCGTCCCACCTGCCCTATCCCACAAACCGACGTTCAGATGCTCACCAAGAAAACCACCTCACCCTCATAACTCAGTAAGCGTCCCGTGTAGGACGTAGCGTAAGGATTATTTTACGGTTTCGAGGTTCCAGGGCAGCAGTTCGTGCACCCGGTTCGATGGCCAGTCGCTGATTTTCCACAGCACGTCGCGTAACCATGCCTCGGACTTCCACGCCGTTCAGTTTGCACATACCCAGCAGGCTGTAGATGATCGCCGCTGCCTCGCCGCCCCTGTCTGAGCCGAAGAACAGATAGTTACGCCGGCCCAGCGCCACGCACCGTAAGGCGTTTTCACAGATGTTGTTGTCGATCTCCACCCGACCGTCGCTGCAGAGAACACGTTCAACGCATCACACTGCTTCAGCATGTAACCGAACGCCTTCGCCATCTCCGCATGCACCGACAACGTTTCAACTGCGCCTGTATCCAGTCGTACAGCGACTGGCTTTTCTCTTTCCTGACCGACAGCCGCGTTTGCGCCGGGCTGTGGACTCTGTCACCTGTGATAGTGTCCATCAAAATTTAAGTGGACACTATCATCGCCGGATTGACAGGGTTCTGACAGACGTCCTCCACGGTGCGCTTACCTTTTACCTATTAAGGAATATTTTTGCTTTTTAAAGGTATTAAACCATTTCGGTGATGTAACAAAAACTTTCCCTGCCATAGATTCTGACTCTAATTCTCGTGGTAATGCATCATAGGCATAAGCTGCTATTCTTGAATTACTAAAATCAGTATAATAAATAAGTTTCCTTCTTGTTGCCATTCTATATTTACACACCCATTCATCTGCTGAAAGAATTAATGGGCCATTCAGATTACTCATACCTCTATTTTCAAACTGATGGGCTGTAACATCAAATACATAGTCTTTTCCTTCTTTATTTCCAACCACTGCAAAATGATTTGTTGGTATTTCCTCTGTTGGTTTATCCCAGATGAATATACCTCGATAACGAATATTATCGAACCCTTTTTCATTCATGAAATTGCTTACAGGAGTCATTAATGACTCACACTGCCCTGCCGGATTCATTATTTTATTATTTATCATTGGATTCCGTTTCAATTCCTCCAGATAGGCCGCAGCATCAATATCACTGGTTAGGTTGTAAGTTATATTTATCTGTGAGGTAGGAGCAGATGAATTTGGCACGCAGCATAGTTTTGAGGATTCACGATGTACCGCTGCAACGCGGGCGCGTGACTCTCTTGCTGGTGCAGCACTTTCCCATTCTGACCAGATAGCATCATACTCTACTGCCGTCTGTGAAGCCGTTGTGGCAGGGAGGCAGGATGTCCCGGATGCCCCTTCCGCGTGTTCTGTGCGTACCACTCCCGGTTCTGTTGCCATGGTGAAGTGATGTGTTTCACTGTACCCCTGGCAATTCACGGTATAGTTCCCGGCGTTATCCAGGGTGACTGATAATATCTCCTGACTGTCTTCATCCAGGATACAGAAGTAGTTTTCCCCGTGCTGGCCGGAATGAATGTTTTCCTCCCATCCCGCATACGCGAGCGTCCTGAGCTGTCCAAATCTGCTGACCACATCCTCCCGCGTCGTTCCGGCCGGCGGGTGACAAATCTTCCGGATGCACTCCAGCGCTTCAGTCTGGTGCGTTGAGCAAAAAAACTCCTTACTTTTTTCCCAGGAGCTCATTTTAGGGGGGGTATCAGACCAGGCAATACGATAAATGCGGCGGTTACTGATGGTGGCGGGACGACATCCGCTTCCAACATAAAAGGGCATAACAAAAAACCTTTATAAATTTACACACAGTATCTGTCCGGCAGACATCATCTCTCCCTGGTCTTAATTTCACAATAAGGTTATCGGCGGAGCTATGGTTGTCCCGCCATCCCCCCATGTCAGGGTAGTTTTCGCCTCTAACTGAAAAAAATCCAGGGGCTGGAGAAGCTGCTCATGTGTAATCGCTACACATTATTGCCATCACTCCGCTCTTCTTTCATCATGGCTTCCTCCATAGCGATACGGGGGGCTTCCTGTTTCTGATTCCAGATGCTGTCAGCCGGCATTTCAACACGTACAGACACAAAAGAGTCTGACGGTATATAAATCGGATCTCCATTTGTCAGATTATCAATCTCGTTTCTGGCAAATTCTGGCGATTGCGGATGTGTACGATGGTATGTTTTTACAAGAATCGAACCGTCTGTATTTACCTCATTATCAAGCCAGATACGGGGTTGCTTGTTTATATCAAGCGGGATATCAAATCCTCCGTCAGTACCGCCCCATGCAGCATCAGCGTTCATCCCAGACACCCAGATATCAAATATTCCCCAACGGCAAGCCGCGTTACCGTTATTCCCTCCGACTCATGGTTTACATCAAAACTACCGTCTGCATAAATTTTAACAACCGGAGACGCTATTTTTATAAAACCATTTGTGTCTACTGAGGTATTGAGGTCCCTGACCAAAAAGTCTCGCCAGTTGGTTAACCGCGGAGAACTTCCGCCAAATCTTTGACGAATTCGCGGAGCAGGCTCCTGTATTGACGGGAATGAAACTTGTGAATAATTACCGTTTTCACCAGTATTTCCTGATTCAGAAATGGTCAAAATAGTTGAATATGCATAGGGTTTACCATTTCCACCTGCTTCCTGCCCATCACCGCGGAAAAACGAACATGTTGGTAAATGTGGATCACCTGCATTTGGCACATTTCTGTTTACCTGAAGCGCCCCTATACTGACGAAAGCAATAAAGGCCAAAACGATGTTATGCCGGTCTACGCCGCCCCGCCAGCGCCGGTAATGCCAGAAACGCTACCGTGTTCGGTTGAGTTAAAGCCTGGCTTAATAATCGGCAAGGGTTGCAAAACAGAAACACTACTGACAGCACTGAAACGTCGCGCTGACTATTACGCTGAACTGGAGGCCATGACGCCGGAACAGAGAGCAGAGCATGATGCGGGGATTGCTGAGTTTAAAGCGATGCTGGAAGGCAATAACAGCGCTGCCATGCAGTCGTTCGGTAATTCCGAACAACTCTCCGGTAACTCCGGATGGCTGGATAAGCTGTAGCGAGAGGATGCCGGATAATGATGAATCTAAACCCATCGCAATTTTTACCGGCAACTGTTTGGGTCAGGGAATGTTCGTTGCTACATACGACGATGATGGGTTCTTTGACTTTTGGGAAGGAATGGAAATTATCGGAGTAACTCACTGGATACCGCTACCAGAACCGCCGCAGGAGGTGAACCATGGCTAACCTGCAACTTGCCGTCAAAGGTGAATAACAATCCTCGCACTCGCGGGGATTTCTTTTATCCGGAGTAACCATGGAATCACACAGCCTCACACTCGATGAGGCCTGTGCATTTCTTCAGATATCCAGACCTACCGCCACAAACTGGATTCGCACAGGCCGCCTTCAGGCAACACGTAAAGATCCCAATAAACAAAAATCTCCTTAACGGGGCATCGTTCGACCCGCAGCACGGAACGATTCACGGCACCATTCCCCCGGCGATACAGCATCTGACCACGGAAATTCTGGCGGAGGAGGGACAGTATCAGGTACTGGCGCGCTGGGACACACCGCGGGTCGTTAAGGGCGTTTCTTTTTCGCTGCGCCTGAACGTGGCGGCGGAAGACGGCAGTGACCGGCTGGTAAGCAGCGCAGAGACTCCTGACACGCAGTACCGGTTCAGGGGCTGACGCCGGGGCGTTATACCCTGTCCGTCAGGGCAGTTAACAGCCAAGGACAACAGGGAGACCCGGCCAGCACGCAGTTCAGCATCGCCGCGCCGACGGCACCATCATTTATCGAACTCACACCTGGCTATTTCCAGATTACAGCGACACCGCGTCAGGCGGTATACGACCCGACAGTGCAGTACGAGTTCTGGTTTTCAGACACGCAGATTGCCGATATCCGCAAGGTGGAACCGCCGTATTGGCGCCGCGGGGAACAAACATAAATTGTTTTATTCCTTCCGCTACCGGCATTCTGCGTGGAGGCCTGAGATATTCAGCAACCTCCCGGCGTACTGCCGCTGCAGAGCCATATTTATTCCCCGTCATCGTCTGCGGTCTCCTGCATTGCCTTAACTAACAGTATCCTGACCTCATCCACCACATCCAGGGCCTCGTTTAGCTGCTCCGCAGACCATCCCTTATCCCTTTCCAGTTTGTCCGGCCAGACTTCAAGTACCTGCGTAATGGCCTTGACGATCGCCGCCATTTGTTGACGGACTTCCGTCAGCGGGACAACTTGCTTCATCTCTTTTTCCAGCCAGAGACGCCCCTTTTCGGAGTCAAACCAGTCCTTACGTTCTTTCGGGGTCATCTTGTTCGGATCCTGATGTTCAGCAGCCTGAGAAACGGGCGCTTCCATCAGTACACGGATCACATCGGTCAGGAGATACAGCTTATTTTTTTCATTGCTTCCCGGTGCCAGGGGAACGCCCGAGAGACGACTGACAACCGTCTGGCGATGTAACCCCGTAATAGCGGCAAGCTGACTGATATTGCATTTGAGGTTCTTCAGTTCGCCGTCCATTTTTTACCTCTGGGGCTGTTTCTTTGCGCGCCCTCCCCCGGGAAAGCCAAAGATGATGCACAAAAAACACACAAACCATCATCTTTTAAAAATAAAAGAAATTAAAACAATGTGTTACAACATGATGATGATGCATGAAAAATCGAAAATGCGCCAAATCCCGCGCCGCTGCCGCCCCGTGGGGGACCTATCATCCAGGAGTACCTTTTTACAAATGAGAATAGTTACTATTAACTTGATTTACGTGCCAGTGGTACAGGGGATTATTTTTTCGTAAACGTCTTAACGAGACGTAACTTTGGTTAATGTAAACCAGCGCCAAACTCTGCGCTTAAAATCAAAGGCTTTGAATATGAAAAAACAGAATATTATTCCTTACATGGAAAAAATTATGCACGAAAGAGGGAAAATAGCTTTCCAGCCTTCATGGTTCCCTAAAGACGATGATCAAGAAGAAACATTCGATTCTCTTTGTGATTTATACGCTGAAGGAAAAATTACAATGAAAGGAGGTTATTACTTCGACCTAATTTTTATCCTGTAATCTAATCTTCATAAGATATTATCGTAGGCACTCATTGAATGCCTGCTGTAATACTTACTTACGTAACCGCTCCAGCAAATCCTTCTCAAATATCCCGGTACTTTTACACTCAACCGGCTTCACCTTATCGTTACCGTCGGCAGTATCCAGTCCGGCTGTGCCTGTCACCATTACCGAAACATTACTGCCTTCACCGGCGCTCCAGACCTGCGCGACGATACGGTAATGCTCCTGGATATTTTGTGTCTGCGGTAACAGTGAACAGTCCAGATACAACGAACTCAGTTCCGGGTCATCCCCTGTACCGGCGATAATACCTGTGGCCTGGTCGTTAACACTGGCTGTGATGGCCTTCTCCCTGAAATACAGATCCACGGCATTCAGCAACTCATCCGGTTTGCGGTTACCGATGAATGAGGTTGATATCTGTTCGCTCATCCCTGGCTGCTGTACGGACTGGCTGTCCTGCTGTTGCTGCCCTCCCGTTTTAACCGGACCATACACTGTGATACATCCGCCAAGACAAATTGCGGCGGTGGTGGCTAATATACGGCGCATGGTTATTACCGATAATAAAGCGTTGTACACCCGGCGAGGGACACACATACCAGGGCCAGTACGAATAATTTTGCCTTCATTAATTTTCCTTGCTATCCGAGTTATGTTCTGTCCGGTCACTTTGTACCAGGTTCTTTCACATTTGCGTGTTCTGTTATAATGCTGTCACTCACGCACCAGACGAACATCATGGAATCCACTATTCCCATCTTTTATTTCGAGGCGCTCCCACAGAAGACGCCCGTCCTCTGTAATCCCCGTAATGAGTCGTTCAACTGTTAATTTCCGCATAGTTTTCTCCTGGCAGTAAAAAGACCGCCCCAGAGCGGGTCTGTTCTTGAACGAATACGCTTACTCGAATTTAATTTCTTGTAAAGCACCATCACTATCACATTCGTATAATTTCAGGCGTTTAATGAAATTTACGTCATACACTTCAATAACGTCAGGATAGAAAAGCGTTTGGTGCGTTGCACTATGGACAAGCCGCTTAAAGTCTTCATCACATTTGCCATAACCGATCAGGTGCTTTTCGCCCCTTCGGCGAGCGTTTGCATCTGACGCGGTTATCATGAAGTTTTCTGTCATTTTATTCATGTCCTTAAGTTAAAAAATTTCAAATCCATTTTATTTGCAGTACGTTGTGGAAACTCACCAAGTTGAAAAATTTTTGGCAGTGATGTTGTTCATTAATAGCACTGTGTCCGGATGTACCCCTGCAAATACTTCAGTTTTTCCTGGTCGCTGATGATTCCGGCCCGGATATTGAGAACGTTTTGTCCAGCACCTGGAGAGAGTTCGACGGTGGCAGCATTGCCCACGCGGCTGGTGCTGGCGGTTTCGGTCTGGGTGGGCACTGAACATCGCCCTTCGACGCGCATCCGGCCACCAGCAGCAAGGCGGCGCTGCAAATCAGTATTCCTGGTTTGTGCATCAGCTAATTCCTTCGTATATTTTGCATCGAGGGCGGCAACGTCACGCTGGCGCGTTTGCATATCGCTGATAGTCTCGTTCGCCAGCTTCAGGTTGTGAGTGGCGGTATCTCGCTGCTGCCGGAACCGTACCGCGTTACTGTGGTAATGGTCTATTGCCCATGCCAGCGCCGCGACCACAATCAACAATGAGTCTATTACGCCCGTGCTTATGCGGTTCATTTCTGCCCCCACGTACATGAATCTGCCACAATGCGGACATCTGTCAGAAGGAGATGCCATTGCCATATCGCAGTGGCACCAGATAAGGGCTTTCTTTGGTGCTTTGGCTGTGATTCTGTTTGCATGGCGCATGGTTTGTTGTCTCACGATCGCAACGGAAAGGACACTCAGCGCTGGCAGGCGATGACCACTGTGCGCATTTGGTGATCCGGTTCTGCTTCCAGCCTTCGCTTTTGTGTTGTTCGCAATAGCCTGACTGATCAGTGGTGGTATTGCGGCAACCTCGAACACGGCAGGCTTTTGGTGTTCGTTGTGGCATTGAAAGCTTCTCATTGATAGTGCAAGTACGAGGCGTGACATTTCTTTTTTGGCAGGAAAGCCCCATAACAGTGGTAATAAAAAGGCCACAATCAGTGGCCTTTTTAACTTCACCTCAAGATTAGAATGCGTATTTTATACCCAACGTAGCTTGGGTATCAGAAAAGCTATTGCTACCTACTAGCTGGGATACATTCACCCAAACATTGGTGTTTTCTGAAAGCTGTCCATTAACACCCATTTTCGCCTCAAATGCATCTCTGGCGCCAGACTGACTTACTGTCTCATTATTCATTTTGACGCTAAAGTCTTTGGTGTTATGAATGTAATTTACCTCTACATACGGCTCAAAAGTACGGCCACTATTATCATCTATTTTATTATGTCCGTTAGCATAAGCTCTTACACCTAACCGTGACATGATATTGCCGCTTCCGTTGAATGAAACGTTAGTGCCGTTTTTTTCATTGAGGTTCTTGGTTCTGACATCCATCAGTGCAAGTTGCGCCACTGGTTGAAGCCAATAGGAAGTACGGCCACTTTCACCAACCTTGTAAGCATACCCCCCTTCAATAGACCCAGTAAAACCTTTTGAGGAATATGATTCTTCGGAAATCTGCTCCCCTTTTACTGAGTTATCAAACCAACTATATTGGCCCCAAACATCTACATAAGACCATGATTTATCATCGTAGCCTTTAATCCAGGTGGCATATAAACCAGCGCTGTATCCATTAACAGATGCCTTTGAAGAATAATCGGTAATTGACGAATGAGTACGGCTATGGTTATTACCATACCCCCCCATAATACCAATACGAATTGACTCATCGTCACTGCCTGCCCATTTAAATAAGTCTCCCCCCAGTTGCAGAACATAACGGTTGCTTTGTGTCTTCAACTGTCCTGTGCTGTCATTGAAGCGATTATGCCCCCCCTCTTGTCGCATCCATAGGCTAGAAAACTTATAAGTACCAGATATCGGATCAAAATACTTTACTTCCCCACTTCTGTCCTGAAAATCATTCAAGAACATAGTATTGGAAAAATAATTATTGGCTACATAGCTACCAGCTTCCGGACGCAGAATATTTAAGCTGGGTTTCGGCGTAGGGACTGGATCCGGTCCCGGTATCGGTTGTTTTTGACTGGTTAAGTACCAATGATTTTCATTAGCCCCTTCACCTCTAACCAGACTATAATCGTATGCACCAGCAACTATACGCCCAGCCTGTTTAAATGTTCCATTAACATTTCCGTTAATGGAAATAATATCAATCCCATTTAGTGTTTCAGCCCCAATCCCACCAATGTTATTCACTGCCACATTAGTGGTTCCGTCATAATTCCCTTTGATTAACAGTTTATCTATGACTGTATTATCATCAGCCAGAGCACCATTAAAAACTAACGCCCCATTATTACTGGAGTAATTACCAGAAACAGTCACCAACTTACCGTAGGTGTTTTGATCTGATAAGGTAATAGTGCCGTTATTAACCAGATCATTATTAAATTTAAAATCATTTGCTGTTAGTAATGCCAGTTGGCCACTTGAAGCGATAGTTACAGAACTATCACCCAAAGCGTTATCATTTAAAACATTAAGAATACTTCCCCCACCAACATTAACATTGCCTGACATACTCTTATTATCACCTGTCAGGTTAGTTGTACCGTTAATAAATGTTAAATCACCCGTGCCTGAAATTGGTGTTGAAAAATCATAATTGTCAGAGGTGTGATTAAACCTTATCTCCCCGACTCCGGATTTGAATACAATTTCTGATGCGTTTACATACCCTGGTGCTTCTGGCGCTGACTCATCAAGACCGCCAATTGTAATGGTTGCATTTTGCCCTGCTCTTTCGGCCAGTTCAATTTCATTTCTGACATTAACCTCACCACCATTTGAGACAACCAGTGAGGCATTACCAATATATCCCAGGTAAGCGTCGCTGACATTTAAACGGCTATCGGCACCATCAATTTTAATATATGAACTTTTATAATCATCAGCAGATGACATAAAAAAGGTATTTGCAATAACCTCAGAACCACCACTAATCAGCATCGTTGAGTTTGTGTTGGCATTAAGAACTAATGTACCTGTATTCAGCTTGGAATTACCAGAAACAATAATATGAGAGTTATCTAACTGGCTTACCACTTGAAAACCCGCAGTCAATATAGCCTTGTTATCAATTTTAAGCTGAGAGTTACGAACATACAAAATATCTTCAACATTCAGAGCGCTGCCATTACCTTCGACAGTTAAATTACTGCTTTCGATACTTACGCTGCCTGTACCTGTTAAATACGACGAATCTGCAGGATCCCTATTAACAGAGACAGTGGCACCGTTAGTGATATTCAGAGATGATGGTTTGGGAGTTCCATATGGCGAATCTTTCCCTACATATAACCATCCAAATAGGTTCTTATCACTGTTGTATTCATTACCCAACGTATCTATGTAAGTCACGGCATTCGCCTGAGGTGCTGACAACACCAAAAGCGCTAATAATTTCTTCACAACGAATCCCTAACGAGTTAAAACGCACACAATATAGCCCATTAGTATTTTACTTAAAATTATTCCGTTATCAAACCGGAAAAACCGATATGAAAGCTAGCCAAATAAATATAACTACAGAAAATAATAGCCAAGAAATAATCAACAACTCATATTTAGTGATATACCACTTCATTGTTCAGATATATTTACTGACTCTTACAAAGCCATAATTGTGCTCACAGGTCATTCTGGTACGATAATTTTCGACTGATGCGTGGTCTGTGATTCCTCTATTCTTCGGATACCAGCCTTACCCCGGTTACAGGTCGCCAGCGCGGAAAGCAGACTCACATTCAAATCAAGACTACCCCCATAAGTCAGCGGATCGGGAATGGCTGGTTGTAGGGTTTCAGCGGTCAAACTTGCTGGTAGTGGCGCTACCGGGGTTGTCACGTAAACTGTCCGCGTACTTCCGCAACCGGTCAGCAGCGGCAGCAGGCACAGGACGTGTAGCACAATCATCATTCGCAACAGCCACCTTGATATCTGCCTTGGCTCGCTGTGAGTCCAGTGCGAACTGGTTTTTTGCATACTGATTGGTTCCAGGAATGATGTTAGTGATGGCAACTGTTTTGAGGACGTTATCTATCACCGCGCGGTTGCTGCTATTTTCAGCCAGCAGGGTATTCATGCTGGCGTTGATGCGGGTGTTTTCGCTCCAGAGCCATGAGAAGATCACCAGTGCGCAGATAGTCAGCCACCACCACCAGTGCGCTTTCATCAGCTGTAGTGCGGTAATAATCGCCCTCATACCAGAGTCGCCAACGCTAACGTATATCGACGTTGTCGATCAGCAAGACCATTCTGACCACCGTTGATAATCTGGGTGACGCGAATAACATCACCGGAATAAAGCAAGCAGCCACGTAAGGTGTAGTACCAGGCCGCCGAACGGGCCGCATGTAGCTCTTGCGTAAGCAGCCCCGGTGTACTGACGAGATCAAGTTTCAGCGCTGTACCACACTTGGTGTAATTCTCACGGCCAGTTATTTGAAGCAGGCCACGACCGCGATATTTCCAGCCATCACCCGGGCTGTTATTACCCATGCGGTCACCGTAACCGCTACGACCTCTCGAGGGATCAGGAAGGATTCTACTGCCGGGAAGTGGTTAAACGAATGTTCGAAACGTGGTGCCACTGTCGTGGACTGAACGTGGAGTGAGGTGATAGATGGCGACCCGATATATTGGTATGAAAGAAATGTGTACGCTTACCGGGAAAAGTAAGCCAACTCTTTGGCGGATGTATGCGAAACGGAAAGAATTTCCCAAGCCAGAGAAAACACCCAGCGGCATTTTTCTCGGTTGGACCGAGTCAGTTTACGAAGAATGGGTAAACAAAGAGAAAACTGCCGACATCTGA